CTCCATCTTGAGAAGCACGAACTATACGCTCACATTTAGCACAGAATTCTGAATAAAATTCCTCTCCATGCAAGTAAGCCTCACGAGCTTGTGACTCGAAATTAGCTTGAAATTGCTCAGGAAAGTTAAGAGGTGTATTCTTAGATTTAGTCCACCAATAGAACTTTTTACTCAAGGATTCTTCTTCCAAGGGAGCTACAATAGACTCCAATTGCGGATGATAACGAAATGATCTCTTCAAGAATGAGACTTCTTCAATAGTTTGATAAGGAACTGAATCAGCTCCTTTGTCAGCCATTGTGTACTTAATACCCCAAGAGGCAAACACTGCTTGAATGGTAGTATGATTAAACAAGGGAATCTCATCAGAGACACCCATAGCGTTATCATCACCATAAGTAGCATCTTTCACAAATCTCCCAAAAGTGGGATTTTTGATCTCAGGATAATGTTCATCCATGATAGTGAAGAAAGCCATACGCAATAATAGGGAATTGATGATAGAATTCATCTCGACTGTTAGTGGTTGTCCCGAAGGTTGACCATTACAGAATTGAAGAAGATTACCTTCCCAAATCATCACTGGACTCACAACAGAGGATAATAGACCTCTCAAATACTCCAGATCCGAATTAGATGCACCATTTTCGCGGTACAACTGCACTATACTAGCTGCAGCTTTTTCCAATAAAGATTTCGGTAATTGAGTATCATACCCACTGAAGTCACCACAAACGAATTTGGTGTAAGCACCACCATTCGTCAAGTGATCATGAAGTTCTTCCCACTCAGCAGATTGAGCTGCCAAACCAACAAAACATCCTGAAACTTTACTGTTTCTTAGAACGTGTTTAATTGGAATGATCCCTCTAGTTGCTGCAATGAAATAGGACATATCATTGCCATAAACAGAACGCGTTTTTTCGTACGCCTTCTCTAGGGGGAGAACTTCATTCGTTTTCGAAGCTCTGACAAAAGGATCAAAAGTTCCTTCGCCAGATCTCCACTTGGCCTCCAAAGCCAAAATATCCTCCTCAACATAATCAGATAAAATACGCGGAACGATCGGAGTTCCAAGAGAATCAAGCATCATGTGCTTTTTCTTAGTACCTCCATAACATACTCCCGAAGAAGTGTTATTGTTCATACCACGTACGATACCTGTTCCATCACCATCTAATGCTTCTTGGAGAGATCGAACCCTGAAAAATCCAGGATCTGACTCCTCTAAGGAAGCAGCATATGATGAGACAGATACACCAGAAGCGTTAGTCGCATACATCCAATCATTCATAGCACGATCCATCAGAGCGATGGGTGCTACCATTTTAGGTGTATTAAACTTGGCTAAAGTTGTATTAATCTGTGCAGAACCGTTCACGAACTTAGGTGGACGAGATGACAAAGGTCCAAATTCAACTTCGATTTGCTTATTACCGCTACGAAAGTAGTAGTCCTCAGCACGAGGCTTATAGATAGATCCTCCAACATCAAGTACAGTTCCAAGTGACACAATTGGGGTAGTGTCAACATTTAACGTTTCTTGAACATATTGAGTAGAACAGTCAACAATACTTAGATCACGAAGATTGCGCTTCAACACCGGTTGAGGAGGTGTAGAGGCTACAAATATTGAAGCTTCGTTTTTCAAAATCTCATTTGCCTTGTGAATAGTCGAACGATCGACTGCAAGACAGTAAAATTTATTAGATCCAGTACCGGCAATATGAATACCGATAATAGCATTGTTGTACATCAGGGGTTGTCCACAATCTCCATCAGATGAAGAGTGGCCCTGAGTTTCACATTCATAAACCAATTGGGTTTCAAATCCCGCGTTTGTTTGGTATCGAATGGGCTTAGGTAAGAGACGAGCTCTCACTTGAACCAATTCAAAAGAACCAGAATCGCAGTCTTTATGAACATACACACATCCAGCCTGAGTAGGCAGAGTATTAACTTCAGCAAAATACTTTGTGAAATCTTTACCTGGAGGTGCATTTGGTAAATGAACTAGGGATGCGTCAAGCACTTTGTTAGTCAAAATCCCGTGTTTAGTTAAATCAGATACATGGGTACGAGGTACATCAATATTTTGGTATGATGCGCCTTGAACCCCAGATATCTGTAATTCAACTGACATAAGATCAGTAGACGGTAAAGCATGACGAGGGATTAGCCTTTCAGAACCCATCGGTAAAGTTTTCACCTTAGTCATAATTCCATCCTTAGATGTAATAGTGACTTGAGCAATTCCTTTTCCAATTTCTTGAAGGGCTTGTGACGGTGTCATAGTGCGAGCTTCGTGTGCTGGACGAGGCTTGGTAATGTAATGCCCAATTGCATCAGAATTAGATTTCTCCTTCGGTTTAGTGAAAGAGATTTCCAAAACTTCATCAGATTCCTCAATAGTAACACTTTTATCCTCACTTTTTGCAAAAACTTTCGCAGCAAAGATTGAAGTGGTGAATATACTACTAAGAATGAGCATACTTCCCATGACAGTCATGGTGTACATAGTGTATCTCGTACGATAGTACTCAGAGATAGCATTTCTGTTTTGAATATTCCTCTCCACCATTTGCTCTTTAGCAGAGCACACATGGCGGTATTCATACCATACAAATAACCCCAATACAACAAGTATACCTCCGGGAAGGCAACCTGCTATAATGCAAAGGATCAAAAACGTATAACGATAAGGATACAATATGGAGAAACGATGCTTGGCATAAGCTAACATGTTACAATAAAACATAAATAGAGAAATTCTAGCAGCAAAAGTGCTGGTAAGGTCCACTATAGAATTATCCATACTGAGAAAACATTCAGTCGGAGATGGGCAACTTCGTTCGAAGAAGAGTGTACGAAGTCGCGATGTCGCGAGCTTCCTGGCTTCAGCATGCAGGCCACAAACACACATATCTTTAGGCAAAGAACAATGATTACAATCACCGTCCGTTGATTTAGATCTAGCGTGTCGAGCTACATTCTTAGACCACTCTCCATCAAGTAATACTTGAAGTTTTAGGATAGCATCTCGCCAAGAATTATTCCCTGGATGACGATCATAGGGGATTTCTTGGTAACAGATAGATTCTCGACCTTCAGGAGTAGTGATGATCGAAATGGGCTTCTTGATGTTAACTTCATAGACATTAGTGTTGAAAATTTCGTCACATACATCTGGATGGTTTAAATCAAGTCTGTCGGTACCAGCAAGTCTGTATTCGTCAGCAATGTTCAACTCGAGAACAAAGCCAAGACGTCGCAATAGACTATCTTTACTGGCGGTCTTGAAACAACCCATACCCAAATCTTCATCATTTGTAGTGAAAATAGTTCCAATGTTAGAATACTTGTGAAGTCCCTTCTCGTCGGCACTAGCTTTCGGAATTAATTCCTTAGAAGTGTTAACGATATCAAGGATATCTTTAGTACGCATTTTACTTGAATGATCATTGGCATAATCATCAAATATAATGACATCAGTACTATTGGTGATGTTCTCTTCAAATTTGGGATCACCACCTCGATTGTTGATCAAAGTTTCATCTGGAACACGGTTAGCCAATTTTTGCATCATAAGTCCTATTTTACTGGACGATGCAGATTTACCTCCACCAGCAGAGCCCAACAAAGTTACAGCCATTGGCTGAGGTTTTGTATTATTAGGGTTCAATTTGGTTTCGATGAATCGGATGTGGCCATCCAAAACTGTCAGGTATCGTGCTAACGAAGATTTGATCGAGGGTGTAGGGTTTTTGTTCAGTTCTTGCTCTCCCTGTCCACGGAGTTTGTTGAGACGATCGCGAAGTAATTCCAATGTAAGGTTATTAGCCTCGAGATACAAAGGATCTTCGATGAAAGAATTGATGATGTCGGTCATCTCAACGTATTTGGATTCAAAAACTTGTTCTGTCGGTAATTCCCATTTGATTTCAGAAAATCTCATCTTGATGATATTCTCTGCGTTAATGAAAATCCAGTCATAAACACGAGCAAGGAAAACAGAAATGCTTTCGGCGTGTTGTCTGACTTCAGAACCAATTTTGAAAATGCCATTACAAAGTGCTGTAATTAAGGAATACACATCATCTTCCGCATAAGCCTTCGTTACAAAGGTTTTAATACAGATAACAGACGTGAAAATTCCGGAACAAGCATGAACAATCCCAAATAGTGTTCTGGGATTAGAGGTGCTGGCATTTGACCAAAAAGATTTCACCATCTTTTCAGCAGATTCGGCCTTGATAAAATACTTCTTCAAATCCTCAAAGAATGTCGAAACAATCCTGAAAATATAATTGGAAGCACTTTTCACTTGGTCAAACTTGAATAAAGTTAGTGAAAAAGAGGTGAACCCTATAGAGAGTTCGGTAAAACTTTTAGCATTCTTGGCGCCAAGATAGAAATTTATGGCGTGTATGAGTGCTTGGGTGAGATCGACCAGATGTGAGGTTCCCAATTCATAAAGGTCACTCGTCAACTTCAAAATGAGGTTGAGGGTTGAGTGAGTTTGATTCTTTAGAAATGAAAAGGCATCTGGTAGCTGAAAATCTGG